TTAGCAATTGTTGCAACTAAAACTTCACCCCAGTTACTTAGAGACCAGAGACCTGGTTCTAGTGTAACGTCTGAAGCGTTAACTGCATTCCCCCATTGAGTATAATTTGTTGCATCATATACTATTGTTCCATCACTGTGCGCGCTTCCAGTTGTACCAGCAACAGCTGTTCCATAAGATCCTCTAGTAATTGTTGTTAAATCATTTGAAGAAATACCAGTGTATTTAATTAATTCACTGTCTACTAAAATTGTTCCATTGCTTGAAGTAAATCCTGTTGTTGAATCTAAAGCAATACTTGTTCCTACACCACCTGTACCAGCTGTATCTGCATTTAAAGCTCCATCTAAATTACTAGTTTGAGCACCACTAATAGTTCCACCAAAATTACCAACCCCAAATCCATAACCATAAGTTTGAGCCGCTGGACCCACGGTTGCATAAGGTTGGACCTTCATACTTCCACCTGTACCCACCACAGATGACGCTTGGTTTAAAGAGTTAATAGTAAAAGTTACAGAGGTTGGAACAGATAAAACTTGAAATTTTTTATCTTCAAAATCAGTTGCATTTAAACCAGTACCACCAGGTAGAGTAACACTATTTAAAACAATAATATCTCCTATTTCTAAACTGTGATTAGATGTTGTAGTAATTGTACATTGTTTATTTGTAGTACTATCTGTTGCTAATGTTGATCCAGTAAATTCAGTTTGAGCTCCAGCATTATTAGAACGCCAAGGAGTTATATCGTAAAGAGTTCCTTCAAAATATAAAAGTAAAAATTTATCGGTACCGATAGCTACATATTTATTACCTTCATTATCTACAAATGCGTGCTGCCTTCTAGCAACACCTACTATAGTATCAGTTAATAAAGAAGACCATCCTCCTACTTTTTCCGGAAGGTTATATCTCCATCTAACATTATCTGAATCTACCCAACGATCTGTTGCTCCGACAGCAGTATCCTGCTTATCGACACCCGGCTGAAATTTCATTTCAAAGAGAGCCATAAGTTTAGCTCCTAAGCTGTATTGGTTTTGTAAGCCCAGCCTCTAGTTGCATCTACATACACTAAAGTAATGGCTTGACCATTTGTACTAAGGGTTAGATCAGATGTAGCCGTATTAATTGGTTGACCATTTCTTCCTATTGTACAATTATTTGAATTCCAAGTTCCTCTTGTATCAATAACTGTTACTTCATCTCCCACACTAGGAGAAGCAGGTAGGTTAACGGTAATAGGATTAGCTGTTGTGTTTGCAAAAATTTGTGCTCCTGCAACAGCAGTATAAGGACTGTTTGAATTAGTAATAGTTGCGTATCCTTTTTCAAGAATAGTAACAACTGTTTCTGTTCCATTTGATTTACATAAAACTGTTGATCCTGGAGGAATAGGTTGCTCTGTTCCAGAAGCAGTTAATACTCCTAGAGTTCTATTAGATGTTCCTCTAACAGTATCATCCTTCATAATCCAGACTCTTTCTGCAGTACCAGGCATAGTAACTGTTCTGTTACCTGCTAAAGTACCATAAAGTCTGTAGTATATATTTTTACCTGTTGAAGTTGATCCATCAGTTAAAACAAGAGTTGAACTACCTGAAGCTAGATCTATATCTAAAACCCCAGTTGAAGTTTGTTCTACGATTTGTAAGTTTGTGTTAGTTATAGTACCCCATAAACCAGCTTTTTCACCAGTTGTTATGAGTTCTAATTGTGCGTTTGTTGAATAAGTTGATGCCATAATATTACGTTTTTGTATCTATTGGTGTCCAGACCATAGTTGCGCCTGGAATAATTTCACTCCATGTTATTGCTTGTGCCGTTCCTGTAGCAAGCGTAAGCGTGCTTCCTGTAGGATCGACATTTGCGTCTGCAGTTATTGTAACAGTTCCGCTTGAAATTACAAGGCTATTTCCGCTTGGAGAAATATTGGCACCTGCTGTCACCGTCACGTTTCCTGTGCCTAAAGTTACTTGAGAGCCTGTAACACTAAGATTAGCGTCTCCTGTAATAGTTACAGTGCCTAAACCTAAAACAACCTGACTTGGAGCCGGTATTTCTACAATAGAATCCGCTGTAATATTAGTATCTCCAATACTAATAGTTACTTGATTGCCGGTAACTGAAATAGTTACACTATTGTCTGGACCCGCTGTTGATATGGGTAATTCTGCAAATGCGCCAAAGCCTAATAACATAAAATATAATCCTTAGAAGGAGACAGGGGGTATGTGGTGGATCCCTGCCTCCAT